TCCATCCAGCGGTGCGCGCCGGATGGACCTAAAAGTGCATGGCTTCTTTCTGCATGTCCCATTAGATATTTGCCCCCATTCCACGAAGTGCCGTTGCGAAGTTGCCATACTGGTTCTTTGGAAGTGCCGGCAGAGCTTCCACGCCATATCCGGCAAGCAGGTTCTGAAGCTGTGTCTGCATTCCCTTATCCATCAAGGTCATTGCAGCATTCGCCAGATCATCCAATGTATAGGTATGCTCTACAGTTGGTACGACCGGAGCTACCGGGGCAACCTGTACCGGTGCTGCAGTCTGTACCGGTGTCGTCTGTACAGGTACTGCCGGCTGCACAGGCGGTACAGCTGCCGGCGTCTGCTGGATTGGTGCTGCGCTCTGGGCTCCGTTTGTACCCTTACTTTCCCTATATACCGGGTGTGCCTGTTCATCTGCTACGCCAAGAATTTTCTTTGAAAAATCCACCAGTTCCTCAAAACTTTCAAACTTAAGTTCAATCTGTGCCATTATTCTTTACCTCCTAATTTTTCAAGCCCTGCCTGGGCAATCTCTATGAATTCATCCTTTGAAAGGCTGATCCCTTTTGTCATTTTTGAGTGGTCATCCGACCATCCCCTGATATCCAGCTTATCCGGCTTTCCGTACCAGCTGATTGTATTTAACTCTTTGTGATAGACATCCGTTTCATTTTCCTTCGGCAAAGAAAGGATCGTCTCTTTAACCTCATAATTCTTATCATTCATCCGCTTGATTCTCCTATCTTTTATAATTCTTTAGGTACACATCTTCATCTAAAGTGGCGGATTTTTCAGAAGCGTCATCACTTTACCCATTGCCACCATTGCTTCCTGTGTGGCTTCTTCATCTGTTGCAAGGCCAAGTTCCACCGCCCGGTCAATCACTTTTTTCGCCTCGGTTTCGCTGTGATCGCACCCTTCCATCAGTATCTTTTTAACAGTCCGAACAATAACCGCTAAATCTGTCGTTAATCCCGGTATTCCCTTTGATGTCTTAATATGACACATTCCATTTTCAACTTTGATCATTGACTTTCTCCTCCGCTTTTCCTATAATTTAGTTGAGTTTTTTGTTATGTGCGCCACTGGAAGCTGCAACTTCCGGGCGCATTTTTATTGTCTTTACGCCTATCCTATCCAGATGATTTGCTAGATCCGACAAGTATGCGATCGCATTATTCTTGTAATACTCGGATGTACCGTCAACCCTTTCCAGCGACTGCAGTTTGTTGATCATCTTATCAAGCTCTGACGTTCTCATGCTCTTACACTGCTTCTCTTCTGGCATGCTCTCTCGCCTCCCTTATTTTCCTTTTCCTGTGCCGGTATTCCAACATCCGGAAGTATTCATGCGCATATGCTCCAACTGCAAACACAGCAAGTCCGAGCACTTCATATAGGTAAAACAACTCCTGTTGTTCTACCGAGCACCCACCAACCATGCACATAAATCCAAATACAATCGCTGTTTTGCTTAATATCTTTGCAATCTTATAAAACATCTCTCATCCCTCCCTTGCTTGTCCAACCGGTACCGCTTACGCGGTTTTCTCCTGCTGGTACCCAAAATGCTCTACAAACCTTCTGGTCATTTCCATGACTGCCTTTTGCTTTTCCTCCGGCATCATGGTTGCCATGTCAATTTCTTTTCCATCAATTTCTGCAATAAAAATATGTTGCAAATCCACCACCTCTCTTTAAACTATGCGATGCTGGTTGTACTTGTTGATTTGTCCTACTACTGTCTGGTATAATTTCCGTATCAAATTATGAAAGGATAATCATCATGCTTTCGTTTGTATCAAATATCGATTTAGGAAAAATTATAAATATTTTATTAGAGCCATCTGTCACTCTTACTCTTGGCATCTTTACATTACTAATTAGTCGAAACTCTAATTTATCTACTTTAGCTCGTGAAAGACTAGATAAGGTATACCATCCACTCTTTTTAGAAATCGAACCTTTTTTATACAAAAAAGTATCTCTTAACGACATAAATGCTTTTCTTTCTAAATACTATGAATTAGAAAACTCACATTCTCTTCTTATTGATCCTGTTTTACGTCAAGAGATTCGCTGGCTTGAAAAACCATCTGCTCTGCAAGAGGATAAATATGGCTATAATCAATGGTTCCGAATTTGCGATCAGATTTCCAAAACATATGACAAATTATGTAAACAAGCTCATCTCCCTGTTCGCAGTATTTCTTATCGGATTAACTACAGGCAATATCGTTCAAAAATTCGTATGATATTCGCTCTTATATGGATTGAACTACCAGCAATTGCATTTTTTAGCCTATTACTCGGTTTCGCATCTCCACATCTTTTAGCTGTTACATATGCATTGTTCTTTTTATTTTTGATGAAGACATTTTTGGATAACTTGTAATACAACGATTGCGCAAAGGAATATAATAGCTACTCTTTCTCTGGGATATCTGTTTATCAGGTATCCCATTATTAAAGCAATTCCAACAATATACAGGACAACCACTATTTCCATCTCATCCCTCCTTACTCTTCCAGAAAATAATCCACGGTTACGCCGAAGTAATCTGCGCTCCCTCTTCGTCTGTCGCAAACAAATAATCTAATGTTTTGTCCGGAAAGGCTTTTCGCTTAATTTCTACACATTCTCTTAATGAAAGTGAACTCCTGCCACTTAATTTGAAAGACATTGTTGTCGGAGTTACATCCAGAATATCTGCCAATTTCGCTTGAGTAATTTTGCTTCTTGCCATTTCCGCCTCTAAATTTGGAAACACTTCATCACTTCCTTTCTCGATTTTTCGTGATTATGTTTTTAGTATATACGACTTTTCGAGATTGTCAATATGTTTTCTCGAATTTTTGAGATTTTCATTTTATTTCAGTTATGTTCGTATTGATTTTTCGAGATTTTAATGCTATTATCTAAGCATAATATCGAAAGGAGAATTTTCAGTATGAATGAATTAGAGTCTAATTTAAAAGCTCTTATAATAGATAAATACGGAAGCATGAAAAAATTTTCTGAAACAATAGATATGCCTTGGACTACATTGGATAGTATTTTAAAAAGAGGAATAGCAAATTCTAATATTTCAAATGTATTAAAAATTACTCGAGAGTTAAATTTAGATACTGAAAAGCTCGTAGATGGTGAAATTGTTTATGTTTCTCATTCGCCAATTACTATGGCAGCTCATCTCGATGGTAAAGATTTTACAAAAGAACAATGGAGTCGTATAGAATCTTTTGCCAAATTTGTAAAACAGGAAGATACAAAACAAATCCCATAGACAAAACAGCTATTATATTACACTTATTGCTGGGAAGGATATAATTTGAATAAATTAGAACATTTAGAGCAAGAAGCTTTTGATAGTAACGTAAAAATACATGATTACTATCTTGGTGAAGATAATTTAAAAGGATTTTACATCAATGGAAATATTGCTATCAATACGTCTGTTGACACAACTGCAGAAAAGTCCTGTGTCCTTGCCGAAGAACTCGGACACCACTACACTTCCGTTGGCAATATTCTTGATATGACATCTGCTGCCAACCGAAAACAGGAACGTCAGGCAAGACTCTGGGCGTACAACAAGCAGATCGGTCTGATCGGACTGGTACGAGCCTTTGAGCATGGTTGCCAGAACCGGTTTGAAATCGCTGAATACCTGGAAGTGACAGAAGAATTTCTGGAAGAATGTATTGAGTGTTACCGGAATAAGTACGGGATCTGTAAACAGGTGGATAATTATGTGGTGTATTTTATACCACAGTTATCGATGATGAAATTGGTATAACCGCATATGCGATTATATATTTGTTTTACAAACATTTTTACTAAAGAAAGAGAGGGTAATTATGGATTTTACTGAATCAATTAAACAATTTTCAGAAAGAGTATCAATGTTAAAGGATACCGTTTCAACAGAAGAAGCAACAAAAATGTCACTTGTAGTTCCGCTCTTCCAACTTCTTGGATATGATGTATTTAATCCTTCCGAGTTTTGTCCTGAGTATATAGCTGATGTCGGTATTAAAAAAGGTGAGAAAGTTGATTATGCAATCCTTGAAAATGGACAGCCGATAATCTTGGTAGAATGCAAAAGTTGTTCTGAGCAATTAGATAAGCACTCATCACAGTTATTTAGATATTTCGGAACTTCTCCAGCTAAATTCGGTATTCTCACAAATGGAGTTATTTATCGTTTCTATACCGACCTTGAAGAATCTAACAAAATGGATTTAGTCCCATTTTTGGAGCTTAATATGCTTCAACTAAAAGATACATCCATTAACGAATTAAAGAAGTTCTGTAAAGATAATTTTGATAAAGATAAAATTTTTAGTACCGCCGAAGAATTAAAATACAGCAGTTTAATCAAAAATGTGCTCCAAAAAGAATTTGAATCTCCTTCTGATGATTTCGTTCGTTTCATCTTAACCGATATTTACGATGGTCAAAAGAACCAACGAGTGATTGAAAAATTTTCACCTGTTGTAAAACGTGCCTTTTCATCTTTTGTAAATGAAATCGTCAACAGCAAAATATCTTCTGCTCTCTCTTCTGACGCAGAAGATGCAACAGGAGATAATGACAATACGGAAGATCTCATAGAAGAAACAATTGTTTCTAAAATTGTTACTACCGAAGAAGAAATTGAAGGTTTCTATATCATAAGAGGTATGCTCGCCGGAACTGTTCCAGTTGAAGACATTGTTTATAGAGACACTGAAAGTTATTTCGGTATTTTGTATACTAATAATAACCGGAAACCTATTTGTAGGCTTAATCTTGACACCAAAAACAAGCAATTGCTTATTCCGGATGAGAACAAAAAATTTGAACGCATTTATATAACTTCGCTCAATGACATATATAAATATAAAAATAAATTAATCGAAGTAGCAAAAAGATACTTATAAATCAAAAAACCGCTCCTGCGCCAACAGGAACGGTTAGGATGAAACATACGCCAATATGTTTCTTTCAGTACTCCGAAGAGATACTCATTTTTTCCAAACAATATTGTATCATCTCCGGAGCAGCCGCGCAAGAGAACAAAAGTTCTCAGGCTGTTATTTTTGTACCCTTTTTTACATAAAATACAAAGGAGCTGATACAATGAGCCTAAAATATGCATACGGGTATATCCGTGTATCCACGCACGATCAGGAAGAAATCTCTCCGGATTCCCAGGAGCATCTCCTCCGGGATTATGCTGCCAAGAACAATATTGTAATCCTGAAGATCTTCACGGATCTCGGTATCTCCGGAAGAAAAGCAGATAAACGCCCAGGATTTCAAGAAATGATTGGTCTGGCCAAAGGTCCCGATCATCCGGTTGACTGCATCCTGGTATGGAAATTCAGTCGGTTCGCCCGGAATCAGGAAGAGTCCATTGTGTATAAATCTCTTTTAAAGAAGCAACATAATGTAGATGTGATCAGTATCTCCGAGCCACTGGCAGACGGTCCATTCGGCTCTCTGATCGAACGTATCATAGAGTGGATGGATGAATACTACTCCATTCGCTTATCCGGCGAGGTATTCCGTGGCATGAAAGAAAACGCTACCCGCGGTGCATACCAGGCAAGACCGCCACTTGGCTATAAAGTTATAGAACGTGGCAAGCCTCCGGTTATCGTTCCGGAAGAAGCTGCGATTGTCCGTATGATCTTTGATAAATATGTAAATGGGAAAATGAGTTTCTTTGATATTGCCCGACATCTGAACTCTCTCGGACTGAAAACGTCCCACGGGAAAGCTTTTGAACGGCGCAGTATCGAATATATTATTCAAAATCCATCCTACTGCGGTATGATCCGATGGAACCGGATGGAAAACGCCACCAACCGGATCAAAGACCAGGACGAGTGGATCATTACTGACGGAATGCAGGAGGCGATTATAAGTAAAGAACTCTTCGATGCCGCCCAGGAACGCCTGAAAAAGATCTATAAACCGGTTGGAAAGCGCCCCTCTTCTACATATAAGCACTGGTTGTCCGGACTTCTGAAATGCCCGGTATGCGGGCGCACACTGACCGCTACGACCATGAAGCGTGCCAATGGGGAAAAGTATGCGTACTTCTCCTGCTACGGATACAGCAAAGGAAAATGTGATAAACCACACGGTGTAAGCTCTCTGGTGATCGAAAAGGAAGTCCTGAAAGCATTAGAAGAAGCTCTTGGTTCCAATTCGATTGTTTATGAAATGCGCGAAATTCGCCCACAGGAGCTTTCTAATGAGCGTACCCTTATAAGTGAACGCCTTGCCAGTTTGAAAGGCAAAGAGGACAGGATACGTGCGTCATACAGAGAGGGTATTGATACGCTGGAAGAATATAAAGAAAATAAAGCTCTGATTGCCAAAGAAAGAGACTCTCTGGAACGGCAGCTTGCAGAGCTGGAAGAAAATGCACCGGATAAAACTCCGGAAGATCCTACTCCTAAAATGCTGGATCGGGTAAGCTCCGTCCATGATATTCTGGTTTCTGATTCTTACTCTCTTGTCCAGAAAAATGAAGCTTTAAAGCAGATCATAGATAAGATTGTTTACGATCGGGAATCCGATACTCTGAAAATTCATTTCTTTTTATACCACTCATAATGCCGGAAACCCACGTATTTACAGGCTTTCCGGCTACTTTATAGGTTGTGACAATTTGGTCATCCAGTTCGGACACTGAACCTGTCTTCCGTCACAGTATTGTGTCAGAATCGGCTGCCTTACATTCGGTCTGGAAAGATAATCTGCAAACAGTTCGTCCACCACTGTAGAAATGGAGTCAAAAACATTTCGTTCCGGAATCCATTTGTGATCAAAAGCCGTAGAAGATGTAATTGTGAAATCATAGCCCTGATTGCGATACCATTCGGTATAAACCCGGTTCAGCGTAAAAGACATGATTGCCAGTACATTTGCCCGGATCGTATTTTCCGGCCATGTTGCATAGATTTCCGAGCACGCCACGTTTTTGATGTAGTCGCGGTACCGCACATAATAGTCGCGTGCCGTGCTGTCGGTCGGCGCTCCGTCGTGGACGATGATATACTCCGGGATCACGACACGGGACAGCACAATCTCACCGCTCTCCCTCGTCGGCTTGATCTCACTTTCCGGAATTTTCGCCGGATATTCGCCGAACAACGTATGGTCCGGGATCGTCACATCCGCAAACGCTGCGCCCTCTGCCAGTTTGAGGTCCACCTGCTGGACGGACTGTTCTCCTGAAAGAAGCTCGGAGCCCGTCACTTCAACCAGTTCATACCCTTCCGCCTCCACTTTCACCGTATATTCGGAATACGGCTGATTCACATTCGGTTCCAGACTGTACTCGAGCGGCGGCGTCGCCAGATCCAGCGTC